GATGTTCAAGTTCGTAACATTTTTTTAATTTTTTTTTAAAATCCTTATATTCATTAGATGATTTATTTTGCGTCGCGCGTTTGAATTTATTATAATATTCTGGCATATTTGATTCGCAGTCTTGAACTTGTGCATTTTTATATGTTTTTCCAAAAAAATTTAAATTTAATCCGCCTTTTCTATTTTTTGTTTTCCTCGACTTTTTCGATTTTTTCAACTTTCTCAATTTATTTGATTTTCCGCGCATATATTTATAAACCTTTTAAAAAATTTATAAATATATTTTACCATTTTGCCTTTTTGACCGAAATTTTTGGTCCTTGACCTCGCTTTTTAATATTATTTGGATCATATTGCTCTTCTTCATCATCTGAACCGATTGATTTTGATAGTTCCCAAAATTCTTTAGATCCTAATTTAAAATCATTATGATTGTCTGCTTTATACCAAAATACCTGATCGTGCAATTTATTAGACTTGCAATTATTATTAATTACTAAACATTCATAATTTTCAGTACATTGGTCCATAACCTGGCTGAATGATTCAAATGTAGGAAACATTCCCGCATAATTTTCATAAATTCGTTTTCGATTTGCAATATAGGGTTCTCTTAAAATAAATACATAATCAATATTTGTACGCAAAGTAGGTGGTATTCCTAATGGATATTGCATCGTTATAATTAACATGATTTTCCAATGACGGCCATTCATAAATAATAATTTCATCATTTTATCGCGCGCCCATGTATTGTCATAAAGACAATCATCTAAAATAACAAATGCGCGCGGATCAATATTTGATCGTTTGTAGGTTTCAACTTCCTTTTTAATTTGTTTCATAACTTGTCGTTGTCTTTTCAAAATATTTTCAATAATCGCGGTATTATATTCATTATGAATAAAAAGTTTCGGAACCAATTTACCATAAAATCCGTTACCTTCTTCTGTGCCCGCAATGACTGTACCAATCGGTATATTTTGTTGATAATACAATAAATCCCGCACTAAAAATGATTTACCCGTATCACGACGTCCAATTAAAACAACGACTGGTCCTTTAGATTCATCAGGTTTAAAACTAATACTTTTCATATCAAATCTTTTTAATTCTAAAGTCATTAAGTATATAGCGCATTTTTAAATTGTGCAAAAATACGCTAAAATATTAGGGAAAATATTAAAACAAAAATAATAAGTTAAAAAGATATTATTTTTGTATATTAAAATAAAAATGAGCATCGTAGTTAATTATGAAAAACGTAAAAACACAAATTTATTTCAAGATTTAGAAATACATTCGGATATTAAACTAACAAATGTTCAAAATTATTGCCCTATATACAATAAATTTTTTATACTTACCGAAAATAATTGCAATAATATCAATTTAAATAATGACTTATATTTGCATAAAGTATTGAAAACTCCAGCTGAAAATAAAATGTATTCATGCATATTAAAGAACAACGATCCTAAAAAGGATAAAAATGAAACCAAAAATGTTTTTTTTAAAATGGCGCCTTTGTTAGATCCATTCAAATATATATTGGGAAAATATGAAACAAATTCGACTGAACATTTGCCAGCATTCAACGATTTAAATCCCAGCGTGCATCCTAAATTATTAGATGCCAATAATTGTGCATACGTTGATGGATTCTTCACTTTTTTAACTAGCAAGTTATTACATTCTCACGACTTTACGCACGGGATTGATTTTTATGGATCATATTTAGGCATAAAGAATGACTTTATACTTGATATTTCAGATGATATTGAATATTTGATGCAGTCGGCATTTTTTAATAAAAATAAGGATACTTTATTCACAATTACTGATTTTTCGCACGTAATTGATAGTCCTAAAAAACTAAAACCAATCAAAATAAGTTCATTTGCTTCAAATATATCTATACATTCAATTGAAGAAAATGATATGTTTAAAAGTATAGATTTGAATGAGTTAAAAGAAATGTCACTCGATTTAATTGATTTAACTAATTCAGACATGGTAATAACATCTGCGCATAAATCTAGTTTAATATCGACCACAACATGTTCATCTAGAACGTCGCATACAGATATTGATGTAAATGACGAGGAAGAATGTAAAGATGGAGAAGAAGGCAAAGATGGAGAAGAAGGCAAAGAAGAATGCAAAGATGGAGAAGATGATAAAGAATGTAAAGATGGTGAAGATGGAGAAGATGGAGAGGACGATGATTGGGAATCCGAGCCTGATTATGGCGTTCTTGAAGCAACAATTCCAAAATTACCAGTTCAAGTAATCGCCATGGAATATTGCGATGATACATTCGACGATTTAATATTAAATTCAAAGCTAACGACAGACGAATGGCATTCGTCATTGATGCAAATAATTATGATATTAATTACATATCAAAAAGCATTCGCATTTACTCACAACGATTTGCACACTAATAACGTGATGTATAATCAAACTACAGACAAATATATTTATTACCGTTTTAATAATATATATTATCGAGTCCCTACATTTGGTAGAATATTTAAAATAATTGATTTTGGTAGAAGCATTTATAAATTTAATAAAAATTTATTTGTGAGTGATAGTTTTAAGCATCAGGGAGATGCATTCACGCAATACAATACAGAACCATATTTTAATGATAAAAAACCGAGACTTGATCCAAATTTTAGTTTTGATTTATGTCGACTCGCCTGTTCAATTTTTGATTATGTAGTAGATGATTTTGACAATCTTAAAAGTGCATCAGAACAATCACCAATTGCAAAATTAATTATAGAATGGTGCACAGATGATAATAATATAAATGTGTTATACAAAAATAATGGGGACGAACGGTATCCAGAATTTAAATTATATAAGATGATATCACGATTTGTGCATAACCATACCCCAACTAATCAGTTAAATCGACCCGAATTTCAACAATTTATTGTTACTAAACCTAAAAAAATTAAAAAAATAATAAATATTGACGACATTCCGTCCTATATAAAATAAATATGTAATGTATGACTTTTGGTTTTATAATTACGCGACACGTAAATTCAGAATTAACAAATACATACTGGAACCATTCTGTTTCTTTATTAAGAACGCTTTACCCATTTATTCAAATTATAATTATAGACGACAATAGCAAGTTGGATTTTATAAAATCATTTCATGACTATAAGAATCTAACAATAATACAATCCGAATATAAAGGAAGGGGTGAATTATTACCATATATTTATTTTTTAAAACACAAATGGTTTGACAACGCCGTAATTTTGCATGATAGCGTATTTATCCGCAAACGAATTGCATTTGAAAAATTTAATTTTAAGGTTTTGCCTTTATGGCATTTTAAAAAAGATACTGCTCATTTAAAATCAACGATTAATTCGCTAAGATATTTAACAAATAATCAATCTATACAAGATAAACTTTTAAATATGGATATGTTTACGACTGAAAAATGGAATGGATGTTTTGGTGCACAGAGCTATATAAATCACGATTTTTTAAAATATATTAATGAAAAATATAATATTGTAAATTTAATACATTCTGTTAAAAATCGGGATAATAGACAATCATTAGAACGAATAATGGGCGCAATATTTTATACAGAATATAAAGTATTACATAAATACAATTCATTACTTGGAAGCATTTTTAAATATTGCAATTGGGGTTATACTTATAATGAATACATAAATAATAAAAATAATAAAAATGTAGTTAAGGTTTGGACTGGGCGTTAACATATTTTATAAACAGCATTATCTTAGATAATTTCATACACATTTGTTATATAATCTTGTTCGATAAACCACCCGGTTTCAGTTTCAGCTGTAACTAAATATGTTATATTATTGAGTTCAATTATACTTGTTGGATCGCATATATTTTTTGAATTGATTGGTTGTTTGACATCGACGCACGTTATTTTTGGTAATTTATTGTGCTCAAAATAAACAATCCATTTAAAAATGTCATGCTTCAAAACGCAGTCACTCATATAAGTTCTATGACCAAATCCGACGTATTCAT